AGGCGATCTTTCAGCTCGTTATGAGTCTTGTCCATATAGAAGTTATTGACTGCTTGCATAAGCTCACCCATCGGCTTACGAAAATCAATAAATGCATCGTGGTTCAACATATTAATCTCATCAAAGTCGAATATCTTATTCTTTCTTTTGAGATAATTTGGATCAGATTTGCTAACAGAGTCATATGTCTCTATTATCTTCTGACACATATCCAAAGGCATCGCATCCTTTAGATGTAGAATATATTCAGCGAGGGTTTTGTGCATGATATGAGGTAATTTTATTGACCATCTTTTCTAGCCAATCATCAGTCTTTTGTTTAAATACGAGAGGTTCGCTTGAGCCATCAACAACCATAAGGATTACGAGTTGATCGATAGGTGTTCCAGTTCGTTCTTCGAACATGACTGCATAGGTACATGCTTGAATAAAATAGTCTTCAATATCCTCGAGGGACTTTACTCGTTTCGATGTTTTAAAGTCAACGATCGATAGAGTATCGTCAAACTCGCCAATTAAATCTACTCTTCCAGCTGCCTGTAATTGATCAGAATAGAGAGGACATTCTTGAAGAATAACCTTTCCTAATCTTTCATCTAATACACCTTTTGCTGCTTTTACCAATTGAAGGATATGCGGCATTGTTTCGCCTTGAAGGAAATCTTCTTCGTTATTGATATATCTCTCAACAGTATAGTGTACAGCATTACCTCTAGCACATGCAAGACGAGTTACACGATTTGCTTCTTCTTCACCAACTCTATTCCTCCATTGAATGATAGATGCTTTTGTAAAGTATCCAAGAATGGTTGTGATTGATGGATATGAAATACCTTCTGGCGTTAGATACGATCTACCGCTTTTCTTTGTTTCAGTGTCAAGATCTTCATATCCAAGATCAACCGCTTGGTGCTCAAACGTCTTCGTTCGTGTTAAGTTCATCATAATGCATTATATATTCATCGTAAAGGTCAGGATTAATTCTATCAGCAGTCATATGCTTATTGCGCTTTTGGTTTTTCCGTCGTTTACGTTCAAACGAATCAATATCATTTTGCCGATATTTCTTTTCTCGAATAGCCTTTGAATTTCTTTTCATCTTAGTAATGATCAATGTTTGATTTTGGACCGGAAGCTTTCTTAATTCCCTTTAATACATCATTCCAACCACTTCCAGCTCTACGGATAGGTGATACAGATCCTTCGTATGATAATCCTGGTGCACATACACCTCGTTTAACTGTACCTCCATCCCCACATGGGCAAGGCTTTCCTACAGGTTTATCTCGGTTATCAATTGGATGGGATTCTTCCCAGACTTTGTCGCATTTATCGCAATAGTAATCGTATGTCATAGTGTTTTAAACCAATGTGGTGTATTACGATTTGTCCATTTCATGGCAAATCTTTTTTGTTTTGTTTGATAGAAATTTTGGTATGAACCAATGCAATCGTTATGATCGATACAATCTGGTGCTGCACCCATAGCAAGAGCAAATGGTGTCATATGAGACTTTTTGATATTTGTTGGCAGACGCTTAAGTACTTTAGCCAATACTTTTTCTGTTAGGTGTTGTTTACCGTAACGGTGAGTATATTCTTTGCATAGACACATAAACAAATCATAGTGCCAATTGTAATTCGAATGAGATTCCATGGTCCATACTGTACAAGGATGGCCAACGTGGACTGCTTTGTATAATACATTTTCGCGATCATCACCGAGTTCCCAATACTTTGCCATGGTTTTACCTGTCGATGAAGGTCTTCGATCCATATTACCATCGAGTATGCGATGTGCAGTCGATAGCATTTGACCTGATTCAACGATCATTTTTGGTACGTGTTTGTCGCAATGCCACTCGGCTGCGACTTGAGGAACTGGTGATAATGCGAATATATTCATAGGTATAATTATATACTTATATAGTGAATATGTAAATGTTTAATTTACGAGTGTAGGGAATGCCTTCTCAACAAGATTATATGTTATATTGTCATATATCTCATCGAGTTTCTTATCTTTTGCAGCGATAATTGTTTTTGCATCATTTACGTTAATCGCTTCAAGGATACCGATAAAGATCTTCTCCTTTTTAACGGCTGGCACTTTATTTCCTTTTACACAGCTACCCAAACCTTTAATGACATTTTTCAATCTTACAGGTTCTAAACCGATCGGTGAATCTAATTCTTTATATGGTGGTGCACCTGTAGGAAAGTCTAGTTCGATAGACTTATTAAAGGCAAGTTGTAGGACAGTGCGAAGGGCAAATGTATCATGTTTCTTTAAAAACTTAATACGAGGTCCTTCTGTTTTATATCCTTGAGCTTGTTCAAGAATTTCATGTAATAGTATTTCTTTATTTGATTTCATGTGGAAAAAAGTCTGAAGCAGATGGTACGAGATTGCTTAGCCTATTAGTAACTAAGTAATTCAGTACCTTCATTTTCGGAGCTATCTTTGTGTTATTATATTTTTCGATTATTTGTTCTTTTATATTCGTAGGAATAAAGTCTAAATCAATCACCTTTTGATTTCTTTGGTAATTGCGATAAATGTTTTCTGGCATTACGTCACGTAGATTGTCAAAGTTTTCTAACCAAGCCTCTATCTTCTTCTTTGAGAGAGGTGTTTGGCGAGATCCTTCAGTAACGAATACATCATCACCGCTCAAGACATTTGGTACACCATCGCTTGAATCACCGCGGAAGATATGCTCTCTGATATATCCAATTGGATCAGTCTCAGTAATAAGCTTTTTCTTCATAGGAGAGAATTGCTTTACGTTTGGATATTTGTGTAGCTGAATGAAATCTTTATCAGCAGATACAATCATTACCTTTTCATGTTTGCCAAACTCTTGAGTTTCTTTGACTAGGGTTGCAATGATATCATCAGCCTCAACATTTCCTACATGAAGAGATACCCATGGAAGATTGCTAGCAACCTCTTCACGGATCTTAGTCAGCGTATCAAAGAAAAAGCCCCAATCCATGTCAGATTTGTCTCGTGCTTTCTTGCGGTTCGCCTTATATTCAGGGAATACATCTTTTCGCCATGATCCTCCATCGCATGCTAGAATCATCTGACCGTATTCTTCTCTAAACTTTGTATTGTACATACGAATAGAGTTGAGAACGACATGCCTAAGCATATCTTCGGTTGGGGTTTCGGTACCCTTTGATTGCGCAAAGAATGCTGCAACCGCTATACCTGAGTAGTCTACTATTATAATGACGCACCTCGCGCTCTATTTTGTTTATTCATAATGTATATTATACAGTAAAAATAGCTAAATGTAAACCGCTAAATTACTTCCAGAGGGCCTTAATATGAGCGCGGTGGATCTTGCCCCCGACGAAGGCATTGTGATATTCATCAGGTTTCAGCAGAACCTCTCTTAGTATTTGCTCACGTAATTCCATATAGTTCAGCTCTCCCTTACTTTTACACAGATACAGTATTTCTCTATCGAAGTGGTCCAGCCCGTTCTCTTCTACGAGCATCTTTACTGCCTCACTGGAGCCGCAGTATTTCTTCCAATCTGACTCTTTGAAAGACCGTCTTTTACGTTTTTTTCCCTTAAGCGGTGGCTTGGTTACCTTTGAAAAGAATCCCTTCTTTCCGATGTATTTCATCTTTGTTTTTTTATCTGTGACAATATAGACAAAGCCTAAATTATCTTCAATCATTTCAGAGGTAAACTCTTCACCATTATAACTCCACATAGAGTTATTTATTCAATCCACGAACCGTCTTTTTGTCTTAGCTCTTTGAGTTCTTCGAAGGTTTTTTCTTTAGTGCCACCATCATATGACCAACCGTATCCGCGATTAATCATATCTTCTTGAATAGATAACGTTTGACCTGATTTATATAACCAACCAAGCATTCTACCATACTTACCATCTTTTTCTGTACAGATAATAATATCTCCATCAGCAAGTTGTTTCGTGAGATATGCAGCAGCTTCTTTTCCAAGCTTCTTTTCATATAGGTCACGCGTACGAGACTCTGGAGTATCTATTCCCGCAACGCGCACTCGTTCTTTCTTTGTTAGACCAAATCCTAAGTCAATTAATATGTCAACAGTATCACCGTCAACAACTCTAACTATTTCTTTTACTTTATATTCGTACATTATTCTTCCTCTATATCTATTAATTCTTCTTCTCCATAGTTTTCTGCTCCACAAAATGGGCAATACGTAGGAACTAAATCGGGATCTATATCCTGTTCTCTATATTGAACGGTATATTGAGATGTGCAATGGCAGCAATACTGTGT